TCTCCCAACACAAGTTTAAAATCGAATGGTGTGATAAGCTCAGTCGTTGTAATCGCAACAGCATCCATATAGAGTTTCGCATAATCCACAGCAAGCATGCGTGAGAGAAGTTCTGACGATGATAGTAGATTTTCATTGTACTCAGTTTGCTCAGACAGTCCAGCAGCGTAGGCGCGACCGCGCATTTGTTGACGCTGACGATCATCCATGCCCGACGAAATACCCGGCGCAGCCGTCGATGCGGAACGTACTTGACTATCTTGGAATCCGTAGGCTTTGAATACATCAGCATCCATCATTTTTCCGGTAACAATGAGTTTGTAAATCATGGATACTCCAAGGTAACGCACGTTGTAATGAAACGCACGCAGACGCCCAAACTTCCGGAAATTCGTTGCATAATTCCGTTTGTATTCAAGAACGCGTTCATATAAAAATGTAACAATTTCGTCATATTGTTTCACAGTAAGATCCTCTTGATAGATGAGGAATGGTTCAATAAAAGAGAGAACATCTTGTAGTGTCAAACGACCATGGATATACTGACGCATCATTTCGAATATATTACGCGTCTTTGGAATGATGACTTCAAGAAACTTCCTGTATTTATCGCGCTCATTCATTGCGCTAGTGGCCCCTCCAACGGCAGAAGCCGCCTCCGGCTCTAAAACAAACTGTTTGATCTCATGAAGGAGTCCATGAGCGTTAAGGTCGAGAGGTGTATTGAGATCAGTGACATCATGGGTAGTAAGCGTCATCATTTGACGCATCATGTCCCAATAATGAACATGCTTGGCATTCAGGTCACATTTGTCTAAAATATTAATGGTTGGAAGCGAAATTCGGGAATATTGCATAACCGGTTGTGGAAATGTGATAAATCCAGTAATATTCATTCGGTCATTTGGTGTGAGGTTTGTGAATTCGGTTGTGCGTTTCAATATCGCTCCGCCAGTTTCGTCGCTTCCCCCCGCACCTGCGCCCGATAGAATAGCCGGTCTTAATTTTGAAAGCCCCAAATTGTATTTTTGAATAACAAACCTACGCCGTTTCACCTCTTCACCTGCAACAACAGATGAATAAAAGTCATCTAAGTTATCGATAACCGCCGTGATATTCTCGTTGACCTGACGTGTCGTAATTACATCCTGTGTATATCTTGGATCGGTACTCGGTGTAAAATGCCGCGCCGAGAGATTGTTCATATATTGAGCATACGTGAGCGACCCATCGTACCATTGACGTTGAAGTTGGTTTTCCGCTTCGCGTTCTTCCTGGATAAGGCGCGGTGCAATATCCATTTCTGCCGCAACTCTCTCGTCAATCGGAATATCATAAATGACCTTCCGTGATTTCACAATCGGAAGAATCCACCGAAGAGCGTGATCCATCTTCATCAAAGATTCGACAAGAGGACGATAAAGAACGCTCTTTTGCGGAGGGATGGCGGGATTTCCATTTGTATCGAATCGAGAGAATTTATGACGAAGTTCACGGAATCGAACGACCATGCGTTGGATATTGGCAAGGACGCTCCGCGATTTTTCTGGTGTTGGAACATTTGTCATCAATGTATCAAGTAGATCGTCGCATTGTTTATCTAAATTGAAACGGCGGTTCTCATCTGGAATATCGACTGTTTGAACGAGCACATCCAATTCTTCGCCGACCTGAATTTGGTCAGCATCAATCAGAATCGCGCGTAATTTCTCTCGAACTGCGGCAACTGGAGCTGTTATGGCTGCGCTGGCGGCGGCATTCATTCCAGAAGCATTCTGGGAGACTGATCCAGAAAGAACTGTATGTTCGGATTCACCCTCTGGTTGTTCTGTCGCATCTTCACCTGCACCGAGGCCTTGTTGTGCGCGTGCAAGTTGCCGCTGACGGCGACGCTGTTCGAGAGGAGATAGATTTGATGTGTCAACCGCATCCATTCCCATTGTAAGAAAACCAGCCTCACCGCCTTCTTCGACACCAGGTTCAGCTCCAGCTCCAGCTCCAGGTTCCGTGCCTTCACCAGATTCCGTCGCACCAAAGGATGACGGCGGTGCACGAATCTTGATCTCTTCAATCGGCAGATTCTCCGGAATACCCATATACCCAAAATTAATGTAGATCATTTCATCTTCCGGATAGGTGCGAATTTCAATCATATCCTCTTCCAAATCCGTAATCATACCCGTAATGATCGTTGGAATATCACCACCGAAACGAATATCAACCCACGTCGATACGACTAAATTATTTTGACGGGCATACCCCTTTTCATCAGCACGACTTATGAGTTCAATGGATATAATGCTTTCATCACTAATATTTCCGGTTGCATCGAGTTTTAACACAAGAGGTGTCAACGTATCAGTGTCGATGAGTTTGATCTTGCGTGAAGAAACAAAGTCAGCTAAAAAGATGTGTTCATGGATTTCTTGATGAGTTGGTGCGATAATTCTTATAAAGTCACCGAGTTTAATCGAAATAGACATAGCTTCAGACGATGCTTCTACTGCGCCTTCACCGCCTTCGACGTCTTCGACGTTTTCGATTAACTCCGGGTTGTCTTCCATTATGTTTCTATTAGTATATGTATCTACTATTTTATGTGTCTACTATTTATGTGTTTTAACCTAAGAAATCAAACTGATATAAAGATTAATGCTATGATAATATACTAGTAACATACTATGTTTTCTATATCTTCTACCGAGTTCTCTGAATTACCTGCTTTTATTGAGAAAGTAAAGAATGAAGGCGTCGAAGGCAATGACGATTCGCGCATGAATGAGATTCGTGCGTGGTGTGCCGAGAAGGGCTTTCTTCTTCATTTTTCTAAAACTTCGGCAGGAGTATTTTACACATTGAAGTATGACCGTGCTAAACTCACGGAGGAGCAGTATGAGACATTGGGTCGTTTTCGTTCCGTTGTATTCGACAGCCATGGTAAGGTATGTTGCGTGGCCCCGCCAAAGATGTTGAAAATCAAGGATGAGATGAATTCGTGGGCGGTGAATTCCGTAAATGGTCACCTTACAGCGGAAGAGTTGGTTGAAGGAATTATGGTGAACCTTTTCTGGTATCCTGGAGCCGAGGCCGGTCAGGGCAAGTGGTTTATCGCTACGAAGAGTTGTGTTGGAGAGGTGTCATTTGATCACATTATCGAGGCGCAAGCAGAGGCGCAATTATCAGCAGATGCGGCAGACGAGTCGGGTGGTGCAGCAAAAAGCAGCACATTTCAAAAACTCAGTGTCCAAGAGGTGTTGCGTAGACGCATTTGCGATGTACTTAGTCTGCTCCCTGGTGGTCTTGGATCGATTCCTAAGGAATATTGCTACTCTCTTGTTATTCAGCATCCGAAGAATCAAATTGTCAATGTCATCACAGTTCCAAAGTTGTACTTGGTCGTAGTATATCAGTTATCCGATGCAAGCGTTCCTGGTGTTGGTACAAATGCAATCCGTATCGACCGTGATATTTTCTCGGTCAACTTTGGTGGTAGTGTTTCACACACACCTTCTTCTCTGACGTGTGTCGCAGACGCAGACGCGGACGATACTGAAAGCAGCGTGTCAGCAACTTTCGGTTCTCACACTGTAGAAGACTACTGTAAGATGTATGGATCGATGGATACTCGCAGTGTTTCGTCGCCTGGCGTGGTCTTTGTGGATAAGGATACTGGCTTCTGCTACAAGAGACGTAATCCCAAATACGAGAGTGTGAAGAAGCGTAAGGGAATGGAGCAGAAATTGATGGCGCAGTATCTTCAGTTGCGCAAGGATCATGGAATCGACGAGTACTTGAAGTATCATCCACAACATGCACGCGCATTCCGCCAATTTCGCGACCGTCTTCATGACTATACCCAGCGTTTGTACGATGCCTATATTGAACATTATGTCAAGAAGGATGCGAAGCCCTTGAAGGAGTATGATCGTGAGTTGAAGACGCATATGTACAAGTTGCACTATGACTTGTATTTGGCTACCATGAAGGAGTCGGGCGCATTTGTGACGAAGCACACTGTCATTAACTACGTGAACCAATTGGCAGCGGCACAACAGTTGGCCTGCTTGAATGCGACTGTTAGTTCGGTTGATGGTGTGGGTGCTGGCACTGGTTCATCTCAGCCTAAGACCGATTTTGTTAGTAAAGACAAGAAGCCGTTTCAAAGAAAGCCAATTGAACGTTCGAAGTCTGCTGGAGTTGGAGCTGCTGCTTCTGGTGTGGGTGCGAAGGACGTTGAAACAAGATCAGGATTTCGAAGTGCAAAACCGTCGAGGGGTGGACGTATGGTTCCTACGTTGACGGTACAAATCCCTCGTGTGGATGAAAGCAGTGATGTTGTTTCTGGCCAAGTAAAAGGTTCAAAGGGGACTGGCGTGGTGAAAGTTCAAAATCAGTTTGCAGGTTTGGATATGGTTGATTAACCCATTACGCTATACCACCAGATGATACCGCCACGATATATCAAATAATAAAATTGATTGATAATAATAATGTATACTATTATCAATAGACTCAAGTTCAATAGAACAATGAACACGAATAATTGCCCTCCAGCTCCGCCATCGACTCCGTATCCGGAAGACACAAATGAATATCATGGATGGTATTCACACGCGCAGCAGGTGATGCGTGTCTCACATCCAAGCAGTCACAAGTTCAACGGAAAAATAATGGTGAGTCCGCCGTATTGTTATTGGACACAGGGCGATCGAAAAGTACTCGTCACAGAGGTATCACATACAAGCATTCCAACACCGCGTCAAGTTGCAAATGGCGATATTTATCTAGGACGGGTAGATAAATATTGGGGAAGATCGTATACTCGTCTTGCGGAAACGTCCTAAAAACGAATCATACCGCCGACCATACCGCCGACATTCGGGCGGCCACCTGACCAGCCACCGCTAACTTGGCCTTGAACAAAGACATTGCGATTTTCGTTGCCGATTGTCACGCGTCCAGTTCCGCTGTAGCCTTGGTTGTTGGCGTTAAAGGATCCAGATAAACCCGCGGGAGAGGTGCGGGGGTTGGGGTTGGTGAATTGCAGAGTTTGCATCGAAAGAGGTTCAAAGAGCAGTTTATGATAATCATGGAGAAAATAGTTTTATGTTTATTTTTAAGCGAAGTAACGCAAGCGCCGTTGGGGGGCGCACCCCCCCTTAAAACAACTTCGACTCCGCATGTTGGAATGGTCTTGATGCCTTCTCTACCACAAGCGGTTCCGGCATGAAAAGCGCCATCCTCTCAAAGAATTTCACCTCGGGAAGTTGCTTCAGTTGTGGAACAACGGGTGCCTGAGGCTCAACGAGGTTTGTAGAATTGATGCCAAATAATGCCGACTCAATATCCACGGAGTTCTGGGAAAAATGTTCACGGGACATCTTCGTTGGAAGGATCCCAACACTTTCAAATGCTAATCCGGGTTCATACGCCTTACCAGCATAACTATTTTCAAATGCGACATAATTACGTGCGAGGTTTTGCGCGTTTTGCTCGATCTTAAAATCTGCGCGCGTATTTTTATTTCGTGTAGATGCCATTCTATTTGATTTACTATAATATAATATTATTCTATTATTCTAAATCTAGTTTCGCAACTAGATTAAAACGTCGACCGAAAGATTTCCACAATCTCATCTCGTAACGTAGTTGGGATCTCTTCTTTGTATTTCGCATGACGAATACATTTGTGAAATAGATCGAACAAATGAAACGAAAACATCATGCAAAAAATCATTTCGCTATTATTTTCCTTTGGAGCACATCGACGGGCGTGTGGGGACGGAGATAGCGGCGGAGTCTCTGTATCTATATCTATCTCATCGGAATTACCGCCGTCTACGACGTCTTTATTCACATCCTCTGTATCCGATAAAACAACGATCCCAGAATGATACAACGGATGTGATTCTAAAATCTCTCGGATTCCTACATGATCTTTGTACCGTTCATATAAATCATTAATCACCGCTGAAACAATCTCCGGATGGTATTCATCGGTTGTAATACCGAACGCTTGAAGAAACTGTATGCGAAAAAGCGTATCTTGATCATCAGGGTCTTCGATCATTTTATACGTGGGTACGATATCATATTGGTATCCGGAAAGATCTATTTCAGAAGGTGATGATAATGGTCGCTGCTCTTCTTCTTGACTTCCTTCTATTTGAGGTGGTGAGTCAATGACAACAGATTCAACTTCAAGTTCATAAGGTTCAACAATTCCAGAATTTTCGTTGTTTGTATCCATTCTTAGTATATAAAATTACATGAAAATATAACTTTATATTGTGTCTCGCTCTGCTCGGCGTCATCGCCGATAGGTTGTAACATGTGGAATGGGGTCGTAGCATGGTTTACTTGCGGCCATTGAACAGGTACTCCTGGTCACGTACTAACTCACGCGACGGCACTCCACCACGAATCCATCCATTGACTGCAGCACCTTCCACATAATTCGCAGGATTATTAATAGTTGCCTTAATTCCCTCTTGCAGAGGATAATCCGTATGCGCTGAGTTCAACTGTTCCGACAACTGTGTAATACTCTTCTTGTTGGTATTCAGATCACCCTGAAGCATCCTGGATTCAAAATCAACATTCACAGAACCGCGTCCTAAATAAGGGACAGTCTTAAATGGACGTTCCGAGAGACTCAACTTACACTTAGCATGCGTGTTCAAGCTTCCAATCGTGAGTTCCGAATTTGTATCAATATTGCATCCGCCGAATCCACCGTGTCCTCCCTTATAAAAGACGTTCGGCTGGCTGGTAGCAAACTGAATCGGGCGTTCCATCTGGCAATCTGTAGAGAAGAAGTTGCTGAGTGCATAATTGGCAGCATTCAAGTTCTGAACATTGCGTTGCGAGAGATCGCCAGTATCACATCCGATACGGGACATATTATCAAATGCGTAACTTTGTACGTAAGCCATTGTATCCTTATTAATTTAATATCTTATAATATATTGTAATATATTGTAATAACTTGTATTATAATATAATAGTATACTATTGCCCTACGACCTGGCCAATACGTGAATTGATGCGGCCACATGCAAATTCATCACCCTCCTTGCATGACTTCATTTCTCCATAACAGAATTTCGCAAATGCGTCCTGGTCATTTGGAATACGGGTATTCGCCACCGGATGGAATTGTCGCATCGAAGATTCAAAAACGGCATTATCACCTAAAGTTCCAAACAATTTGCCATATGTTTCTTCGGGGGTGTGGTTCGGTGTTATCGCCGGCACTTCCTTTCCATCTACGATAACATTACTTGCATTCGTATCAATACTTCCGCTGACAAACCGTTTGGTAGCCTCATTGATCTCGCGCTCTACTGCCGGATTGAATGATGGCGCTGCGTTTCGACGATGCGGATTGTCGACAATTTCGGGCAGAAGCGGGTTCATTAATGGATTCAATGGCTTCGGGCCCGTAAAGTCGTTGCGCATTAAATCGTACATTTCTGGTTTGTCGATGTTATTTGCGAAACCCTCTTTTGTTTTCAAAATCTGCTTGGCTTTTTCAGTTTCAACACCAGCTTTCCCTTTATAAACAAAATTATAAATCATGACAATAATTCCTAAAGTAATTCCGCCGAGTATGAAAATAGAAAAGGATGAAGTGAGGAGATAGCCTAAAATCGTGGCGAGAATGACGAATCGACTAATTGCATTTAATTTCGCAGGAGTCTCCATATCAGACTGCGGCCATATCTCGCGAATGTAATCTTTATTCATGAGCACTGCTGGGTCTTCTACCCAAAAAACTTGATCTTTACTCATTCTTTGTATTCTACTGCTGCTTGTTATATGGTAATATATAAGATACTATAATACTTATATATTATGAAGAATGAATTACTAGTCGTTCTTTTGTTTCGGTCTTGGTGTTTTCATCGGTTTCTCTCCTGATTTAAATACAGCTGCTGTCTCCGTATTTACTGGAATGGAATGACTGGTAGATGCAGCGGGAGAAGCAGCGGGAGAAGCGGCAGCTGCAGAAGCAGCAGCGGCAGCCTGTTTGTCCTGAATCTTCTTTAATAACCTCTCGCGCATCTGCGCCTGTTTCATATTCTTATTTAACTGTGACTGCATTGCACCAAAATTCACTTTGGCGCCTCCACCCATTCCACCAGGTACGTTCATTCCCATCTTGCTTAACATACTCGCCAAGTTGTTCATTCCTGGCATGTTCTTCATCTTTGACATGAGCTCGCTCGCTTCCTGCATGATTTCGCTCTCCTTCAACTCACCGGATTTCAGTTTGGAGTCCAACTTTGAACCAACCGTCTTAATGATTCCGGACAGCTTGCCAGGATTCTTCAGAAGTTGCTGAAACACTCCCTTCATTGACGTCTCATTGGACATATCCAAGTTCAGGTCAGCTGCCGTCTCTTCTGCGATTTCCTTCGCGAGCTTGCCAATCTTTCCATTCAAGATCGACGAGAGATGCTCATGGATAGAACCGGCATCCGGCATAGGAGGCGCTGATCCGTTTGCGCTAGCACCCGCAGCTCCCGAAAACGCCTCATTCATGAACTCGGTCGCTTTCTTAAATGACTCGTCCATTCCTTCACCACTAGCCGTTCCATTTGCATCCGCCGCATTTCCAAACATGGATCCCATCTCACCAATCACCTCCTCCAGTTTGGTTTTGAGTTCATTATCATCGATCGCCTCGAATAACTTCGCAGTATCTCCGAAAGATCCCATATCCGAGAGATTGTTTACAATCGAAAACAAAATCAACTGAAGGTACTTCCAAATGATATCCTTGGTATTACTCGTGATATCCTCCGTTGCCCAAATCTCTCGAAAATCAACTCCAGGAAGAAATTCCATCGGCGCAGTCTCTGATACAACGACATCTGCATCTGCATCCGCATCTGCGTTTGCATCAGCGGCGGGGGATGGCGGGACAGCCGCGAACAACGTCTCATTCTTGTATAGAATATCAAAAAATCTCACAGGATAGACCGCGCGACAATGGGTGTACAACTCAATATACAACTCATCGGGCATCGGCTTCATCTCATGTGAATATCCTAAATACTTCTCAAGGACCTCTCTGTACTCTGGGAATGAACAATCAATATCACGGAGGAAATCGAGAATAATCGTCTGAAACTCGGCGGAAATATCATTGATCGTCACTGGCTTTTGGTTCTGGTCTGCACTCTGCTTAGACTTATTGCCGGATTTACCGTGCTTATGTTTGTTCTTGTTGTGATGCTTACCTCCCATTAGACAAAAATTAGAATGAATATGTATTATTAATATATCAAATATTTAAGTTAGTTACGCTTACGCCCTCGGAATTTTTACCCCTAAAACTGTTTGGATCTTATTTACATGTCCTGCGTTATAAACACAACCACCACGCTCGATCTCTGCGACAATCGAAACGTCCATATTACACTTTTGCGCGAGTTCTTTTTGGGTGAGTTTCTTTTCGCATCGTAACTGGCGGACGGCATCGCTGGTGACTTTCGCGATGTACTTGGTCTTTTTCGTGTCATCACCATCGCCACCGCCGCTGCTTTTGGCCGTAGTTGCAGCAACAATGGCGGAGGCCGAGTTCACGGTTGATTGTGTTGCATGGCTCTTTGCAGAATGGCCACTAGTAGTCGAGTCTTGTTTCTTTGGTTTACTCATTGTTACAGTAGTCCAGTCTTGACAGTCAGGCGTTCTCGGTTCAGGACTGCTGTATCTATTTTTTGACATGGTGGTATGTGTGTATGTGTGTCTGTGTGTCTGTGTGTCTGTGTGTCTGTGTGTATGTGTGTGTGTATAATCTATTATCGTGCGTTAGGTTTATATCCATATACGGATATAGATGCAATTATTGTATAATAAATAATACCTACATAGTTTCTGTGCATGACCTGGTTTGTCGTCCTAAATTCTATATTGTTCGTCGCCACATTAACTGAGTATCTAATTTGTATGAAATACATCACAAACAACTATGAATACAAGAATGAATGGTTCAATGTACTTCTGAGTCTATTGTTTACCCCATTTTATAGTTGCTTCTTCATTCAGAAGTTTTCTTTGACGCAGATTAAATCCTATCTGTCGCCAGAACGGCGTCATGTTTTGAAGTACCCGATCATAACTGGGCTGTTATATACAGTTGAAACCGTGGTTGTTTTCTACGCATTAAACACAATCACACTGAGTTATTATACAATATTACGATCAGGATTTATTATTTTCAACATTCCATGGTTCAAGTACCTCCTTAAAAAACCGATAACTCGATTGTATTACATTAGTTGTGGATCACTCGTTGTCGCGCAAGTAGTGTCGTCCGCGCAATACATCTTTTACTACCAGGCAAACTCTGACCGACGTGCACAAAATGTCATTCAAAATATCGTCATTGTATTCATCTCCTGTTTTTTGAATTCGACGTATAATAATGTGATCGAATACGCGATGTCAAATCATGGTAATAGTATTACAAATATCGACTTTCAAATCATGTTTCAGGCGACCTATTTTGCGCTTGCTCTGCCTTGGGCGGTCTATTACACGACGAAACACCCACCTCCAATGAATACAAGCACAATGACTATGTACTTCTTTATTGCATTTGGTTTGCAACTATACATGTTCAATAAAATATACATCCTGAATAGCAAAGAACGCGCGATTCCTGCGAATATCCTGCTAAGTGGACTGGATATAATCCGCCGTGTAATTCAGCTGACATATTCGTTTGTTTGGTTCAAAGAACCGTTTGACGCGATTATCGGCGTCTCTTTGTTGTTTTTGGCGGCATCCGGCGGTCTTTTACTGTATCAGTACATCTACGATTATCGCGTCGGGATGGCACG